CATATTGATATCGGGCTCTTTACAGGCCACGCGATCAATAGTCGAGTTTTTCGGAACAGTGAAAAGAACACTTCCGACCACAACTTCGGGTTCCAATCCGTTGTTGATATGGTCAAGATACCTGGTGCCGCGAAATAAATCGCGACATGTGTTCCAGGCTAATCTAGTGGAGTGTGCTTTACCGAGGAACTTGATGGCTGGATGACCATCCGTCCGGCGCTTCGAGGTCGAGGCGCCGCCGCTGTACATCGCATGAGCGATGTCTAACGACGGGCAGGGCCCTAAAACGTCGGAAGCTACTTTGGCTGCAAAGTCAAGCACGCGATCGAATCCAACCCCCTCAGAAAGGAGGACAAGAGGATCACGAGTGGACAAACGCAGGTTAGTTGCCTGATTTCGTTCCTCCACGCCGAGCCACTTAGTTATAGCGGCTTGACGCCGAGCATCACTAGACCCAGACACAGCATCATCAGTATACTTCGTTAAGAAGTACATCTTTTGGTAACTGGCCTGGGCCGACTCGTCAGCCTCCAAGATTTCCTGGAAAGCTGATATAAAGTCATTAGTGACACTCGTTGGTAACCGGAGGTTTGCCTGTATAGGTCGAGCCTTCGTTGAGTTTCGCACGGGATACTTCTCCTAAGCGAGATAAAGGGCTGATAGCTCTTATGAGACTACCAAACGAGAATCTGGAATTTTATCCAGATGGTGCAGAGTTCCAACATGTGCCACTGAGTACAAGACTCAGTGAACCACATCAGTATACTCCCTGCAACCCAATCAGGGTGTCGTTCACAAGCACTTTCGAAGGATCGAGAGAGCTCTGGAACATACCCACGACGTCCTTACGTTCCTGAGTCGAAGACTTCGGATCGAAGGAAAACACCGCATCGACGTAAGCCACATGGCTTACAGACGGTATGGTGACGCCGTTGATCGTCTCGTTGACCACTACGGGTACCGCGAGCTTCATCGTTACCTTGGAACGGCCGTTTGCCGTCTTACGGTTACTGATGGAGAAAGACTTATCTCCAATCTTGACGCCCGTCGATTCCTCTACGGTTCCCACGTTAGCGACAATGTCGCGAGGCGTGAAAGTGTGAGCTACAGGTGTAGCCGCTCGATCTGTGAGGACCAAGTTCTGAAGTTGGGGCATGATTGCCTACCTTCGGAGTTGACGCAACAAAGCGAGAAAGCTTATTGCGTGGGTTGAAGAAAACGGAGATTTAACATAGAGGCTGGGAGTAGCAAAAGCCACAGAACGCTGAAAACAATAGTAGTCAACGTGCCAATTGAACCGATTTCCATCGGTGTAATAGGCCCAACCGCCCATGTGATAGTGTTGCCCGTTCGCAGCCACAGTGGCTACGGACGAGATAACTCCGTCAATGTAAGTTAACCCAAGGGTACTGCTGTAGGCCTCCAGAACGGAGCCGACCGGTATGAACCAGTCAACAACAAAGGAGAACGGAACAATATCCCAAGCTACCTCTAATGGGTTTATGAGCCCAAGTCGAGATAGCCCATCAACGGTGGCGTCACTCATTCGGT